GGGTCTTTGCAATACTTAGAAGCGGCCATGTTGGCGTATGCCGAAGGATACGTGTCAAAGGTTCTTTTTGCCCACGCTTTACCCGCAGGGCAGATCTTACTGCCTTTGCTTTTTTTAGACGCAGCACCACCTTTACGGTAATACGTCAACCCTTTAGGCATGTCCCCGCGTGTCATTACCATGCTTTACACGACCAATAACGGGCGCTAAATTTATCTTTGGCAGTCTCGCACTTATGGCGTGCCCTAAAGTTAGAACGTCTAGCTGGTTGATCTTTCTTAATAGACATCTTGGGGTCACCAAAACGTACTATCTTGATTTCACTACCTTTTTTAGCCAAAACCGCACTTTTTTTAGGCTTATTCGGGGTTCTTTTTGGTTTGTTAAAACCCGCAAAAGACTCTCCGCGATACTTTATACGACCCGAAGGAGTGCGTGTAACGTCTTTGGTTGTTGCCATTTAATCACCTATGCTATGCGTGAAAAACAGTCATAGTTAAAAAAGTAGACACCGTATATTGCAAGAAAATCCCGTCAGTAAACAAGACTCCGTTTTCCGGAATAACCACGTCTCGCGTTGCCGTAGCAGAAGCTACCGAGCTAATTTTCATTAAACTTGTGCCTGCCGTAGAAGTGGTTAGAAAATCTATGGTTCCAGCAGTGGCGGTGCTGGTCAAAAAAGAACCTTTTAATCTAGCTCTACCGGAAAAAACAATGCTAGAAGAATCTGCACTTATCCCAGCCTTAACGTTACCCGCGGGATCTCCCACTGCGGTTATAGAGGCAATGGTCAAAAAGAATGCTGCGCTAGTCGCAACGCCCGAATCGGCACCCGTCAAAGATTCGGTTTGAGCCGTACCGTTAATATCCGTGCCAACAATGGTGAAAGATATACCATCATCATCGCCTGCCGAAGTAATAGTAACCTTTCGAGCATTACTCAACGTGACAGAACCGCCGTCTGCCAAGGCTCCGCCAATAGTCAGTGCGGCGTTATTGCCAACAGCCGCATTTGCCGAAATACCATCGTCATCTGCTGCAAGCGTATCCGCCGTAATGGTGACCGCAGTTACATCTGATTGCACGCTCATAGTTTACTCCCGTAAAGAAAAGGGGCGTTGTCGCCCCTATTCATTGGATCTATTAAGATCCGTATGTGACCGCAACTACACCCGCAGACGTTCTAATACAGATCTTAGCTGACATAACATCGGTGTTATTACCCGCATGAAGATAGATAAATGAACCCGGCAAAATAGTTGTTGCGCCAGTAGCTGTAAGAATAATCGTTTGATTACCATCAGTAGCTGCGCCTTCTTTTTCTAGGTGGTTCTTGCCAGCAGCAGTTGTGATAAACGCTTCAGTAGATTCAGCGTCAAGCTCATTTGCTGCGTTCAAAGTCAACGTCAACGTGTTGGTGTTAGCCATCGTGTTGTCGCCACTGAAAAGGAACAAGCATTGGTCACCAGCAGTTGTCATATCTGCACCAGCAGTGAACGCGATGTTAGATGTAATGCCACCGGTCAAACGAACTGTTCTGAGCGTAACTGTAGGCAGTGCTACAGCAGCAAGAGCTTGGTCAATACCAACTACACCTGTACCACCAAACACAACGCTAGACTGCGCCGCTGAAACCACCGCAGTTTGATTTGCCGCAGCTTCTAAAGCTAAAGAAAGCTTTAACATCTGAGTTGGTGGTGTAAGCAGGTTTAAAGTTGAGGCTGTTGCAATCAAACCATCTTTGGTTGGTCCGCCGAAGTTAAGGTTCCAAGTAGGGTTTAAACCTAACTGGGTTGTACCAATAGCTTCATTGAACATGCTTATGCCGTTCAAGGTGTTGTTGGGTAAGGTAGCAACGCCTGTTACATCGAGCGTCCCGCCAACGGAGGCATTGTTGCTGTAAGTAGAATTAGTAGTTACCGCGCCAGTTGTTGCGCTTTTGGTAATATCGGTGAAACCGTTCTCTGAGCGTACTGCTCCAGTAAAAGTTGTATTCGCCATGATTATCTCCTGTCGTGGCTAATGTCAGACACGGGATGTGTCTGTCAGGGATAAATTTAATATACACAAAAAGAAAAGGGGCAACAAGTGCCCCTTTCTTATAGCTAGTTCAAAAGAACTAGGCTCCGGGTGTACCGATAACAGAACGCCAATCAGATACGCCGAACGAATAACGTTCGCGTGCCTTGAAGCGCATGTTACCTGTATCAAAGTCACCTTCCATCGCAGTTTTGATGGGAGTTCTTTGAAACAGTTTAAAGCCACTTGGAGCATCAGTCTTTATGAAGTATGCGTCTGTGTCCGTAAGGAAGTGGTTTACAACCGCTCCTTCTGGAAGCATTCCCATAGACTTCATAGCGTTGACATCATTGTCAGCAGTGCTTGATCGCAGCGTAGAGTTCATAACTCTTTCTGCAATAAATTGAAGCTCTTTAGGAATGATTAATTTCATTCCACGAACCGCAATCTTTAAGCCACGCTCATCGGTGAAGCCTGCGATATCAATTAACATCTGCTCAAGAGATGTTTCGTTGAGATCGGCGGCTACGGCCAATACGTTTGACTGATCACCTGAGATTGACGGGTGATCTGATGCACACAAAGACGAGCCATCACCGATTGGAGTACCGGTACTGAACGCATTGTTCAGTACGCTTGCCGCACGGATTTGCTTGGTTTGTGACATAGAACGTGCCAATGCACGGGTGTAGCGTGCTGCAAGTTTGTCGTACAAATTATCTTCAATAGCTTCCTCAGTGATCGAAAAGGCTAGTGCAATAGTTTCATGTGAGTAGCGTGCAGTATAAGTTTCCTGCGCTTGGTCAAATGAAATTGCACCACCTTCAGATTTAACTGGGGCAGTACCAAAGCCAGAAAGCATTACTTCTTCTTCAAACGCTCTGTCCGAAGACTCTTCGTCAAAGATTTCAGCGTGCTCTTGGTCATATCGATCATATTCTAAGCCGAACAAAGCGTTTAGGCCGGGTTCAAGCTCTTTCGCCAGTTGGGCGCGTGTAATAGGCATTGAAATTCTCCTACCTTATAGGCCAGTTGTTGTGGCTGTAGTTTGTGAATCGAATCTCGAACTTGGAGAGTTAAAGTGTGCATTTATTCGCACAATCAAACCAATTCCCGCTGAAGCGAAATCACTATTAGCATCGTTATCAACGATACCCATGATTCTCAGCGGCAAAGTAGCCGTAGTTGCGATTGTAGACACGCCTAACGCCGAGTTAGAGCGACCTGTGTCGGTTGAACCGGTTCGAGCAGAACTACCAAGACTAGCATTAGCGAATACTGCCGCCAGAGCAGTAGCTCTGTTGGTAATAGTTGCATCAGTAGCGACTTGGAAAGTTTGCATCGGATTATCCGCAACGAGTGCTTTGACAGGAAAATTCGTGTCAACGCTTACGCTGTTAGATCCGGGCCAGAAGTTGAGGAAAGTGGGCTTCTTAGATACAGAATCCACATATTCAACGCCAACTAATACACCGAGGGCTTGCGTAGTGCCGCCATCGGTTGCGCCTGCTTGAGCAATTACCCCAGCAGCTAACGGAACAACGATGCCATATTGAAATATAGCGCCTGTGTTATCCGAAGCGATTTCGTATTGAGTTAAGCCTGTTGAATTTGCGGCTGCTCCTACTAGTCCAATAGGACGAAGCCCGTAAGCAGTTTCTTGATTTGCCATTTAATTGCTCCTAAAAGCGTTTTACTTACGAGGACCACCAAAAGTTACACGGGATTGACGTTCTGGTTTGTCAATCACCATAGTCGAGTGTGCATTTTCGCGAAGAATGTCCGTTTCAATCGCTTCGATCTGATCTGCGCTCTTCCGTTGGAAGTACTCAGTTCTTTCAGCCACGGTTTCTAACGGTATTCTTGCTAGCAACAATCCGCCTACACCAAACACGCCTTCATATTTCCCTGATTCTATAGTAGGTGCCTCAAAATCTGGATATTCATCGCGTCGGACTAGTTCATAGCCTTCTCTGATACGAGCAGAAATATTGGTGCGGTCTTCAAAACCGCGCACTTCAGCACGTATCCAACGATGTTTATACCCTTCTGGCGCAGGGGGCGCGTCTAACTTAGACGGTGGACTCCACGGCTTTCTTCTAGCCTGTGTAGTCCGTGATGATTTAGCGCGGGAAGTTCTCTTGATAGCTTCAATTTCATCGTTTTGATTATCTGTCATTGTCCTTCCTTCACGTACTTAGCGTACTCTTCGAGTGGCACTCCCAATCTTTTTGCAATGGTAACTTGGCTCGGGGAGAGACGAACCTTTTTACCGCGTCCTGTTCCTTTAGAGCGAGATACTCCCGCTACAGTCTGACCAGAACGATTTTGTCTTGTTGCTCCTCCATCCGGAAACCGGTGAGGAAACGCATTTTTCATGCGAGAATCTAACGCATCATAGTAATCATTACTAGCTGGGTCAAACCCTTCTTCTTGAACTAATTTCTTATGCAAACCAAATGCTGCAAACGTCATTGCGTCATCTTCGCCAAACCAATCGTTTTTTGAAGCCCATTCTTCGGCTTTTTGATCAGGTGCGGCTTGTCTAGGGGCAGGTTGGTATTGCTGTTGCTGCTGTTGTTGTTGTTGGGCGTAAGCTTGTTGCTGTTCCGCTTGTGCGGCTTGCGCTGCCCTACTTGCTTTAGCCTGCGCATGTTTATCCGCAGCCAACGTCAATTGAGTAATTCTTTCTTGAGCCTGCATCTGGCGATCTGTGTCACCCGTTTCAATAGCAGACTTTAATTCATCTTTAGCTCGGGCTTGTTCCGAGGTAACTCTATGCCCGTACTCATCTATGTAGCTACGGTCTAAAGTTTGAAGCCTTTGCTTAACGTCATTGTTTTCGTGCTGAACGTTTTGAGCATAGCGTAATGCCTCTTCACGCTCCCTTTCGGCTTCTTTAGCTCTTTTAGTAAGCTGGTTGATGCGCTTTTGAACTGAGTTACTGTATTTTTCATGTTCATCTTCAGTATCAGTTTCACTTTCTAATATTATATTCGATGAACTGGATTCATCCGAATCTTCCGGCTCTAAAATTATATCTTGAGCTTCTTCGGTAAACTCCAAATCTATCTGTCCATCGTCGGCCTCATGGGCCTTTAACTTTTCACTCATCTGCATGTCCCTTAACTATGGTGTATATCGTTAGGATCAAGAATTGTGGCTAAAATCTCATCATCATTGAGAATTCTAACCTCGCTGCCAAAGACAGCGGCATCTTCCCCGTTCAAACGGAATCTAGAACCGGCGTAACGAGCAAAAATTACCCATTTTCGTTCTTCACACCACGGCCCGCGGGGGTACTTTTCGTCATCCTTATAGGCATCTGGCCCAAGTTTAAGAATGTAGCCCACATTAGTTTGAACAGCGTCTTCTTCTAAAGTCTTAGTATTTAACAAAATACCGCCTTTACTTCGTTTCGGCGCTCGAAACGGCATAATCAAAATCCGCCAACCTGTTGGTTGAGGAAGTCTTTCAATTGCAGTTGCTGTAATTAAAGTGGGGTCTAACACGCGCTCCTCTTCGGGAACGTATAGCTTGGATAAATCCAAGGGTTCTTTACTTTCAGACATCCATATATTCCTGTTTGTCTAGCATTTCAGAGAGTTCTACAAGAACGTAATCACAATTGCGGATTTCGCCCATGCACTCCCGATAATGTTCCATATCTTTAACGCCACCCTCTGACATAAGTTCAGAGATCTGGCCCTTGCGATCAAGCAGCGTCTTACGAACAAACTGCACGATATCGATACCGTCCATGCTAATTATCCTTAATTATCTGACGATATCCGATATTGTCGCTTCTTTTATATGGGAAAGCAAACAAGCAATGCCTTTAACAGCTTGTGTAACGCCCGCCACGCTCCGCAGCACCCATGCCCTTCTTAGTGCCTCGGGTAATCTTACCCATCATGGTGTTAGGCGTTTTTTCTTCCTTTAACTGAGCGTATGGAATACTGCCTTGGCCTTTGATTTCTGCTTTGTTTACCGGCGTGGGTGGTTCTTGAATAGGCCCGCCCATTATCTTTACTTTGCCGCTCATAAATCACCTCGTTGTGAGTTGTTTTGTTGTTTTAATAGTTCTCTCTGCATACCCGCATCTATACGTGCAGAAGTCATGTTTTCTTGGCTCTGTAGCCGCTGCTGGAACTGAGCTTCTCTTTGAGCAAGCTTCTCACGGTCTAGTTGAAGCTGTTGTTGCTCCATAGCCATGTCATTTTGCTCTTGCTGCGATTTAAGCTGCAATTCTTGTTGCTTCAATTGAATCAACGGATCTGGTGCCTGCTCTTCCCCGCCACCTTGTATCTGCTTTCCAAGCTCTACAAGCTGTTGAGTGCCTTGAGCTACAAACTGCGCCAGCATAGCTTGGTACTGTATGTTTGTTGCAGGATCTTGCAACGCTACATTGGGGTTTTGTTGAGCAAATTGCTGGTCCGCCTGCTCTTCTGCCTGCAACTGTATGTGGTTTAACAAGTGCTTTTGCATGGCTAACTGCACGTTGGGCATCTGAGACGCTGATCCACCCGTTATAAACAACAAGTGCGATTGCATGTGAGCCATGTGGTTTTGACCCTTAAAAGCCTGTAAAGCCCCGTTTTCAAGCGCATCTATGTTTTCTTGCGCCGGATCTTTGGGTGAAATATCGTTTGGCGTATCTGAAATCAATATCATGTCAGTGTTTTTAACGCCCAAGGCATCATAAACACGGCGATATACTTCCGGAATGTTGTGTATATCCGGAGCCTGCATTGCCATTTGAAGCTCTGTCTGAGCTAAAGCAATACGCTGGCTTTGAGAAAAGATATTGGGGTCTGAAACAGGTAAAACATCTACCTTGCTATCAAAATCAGTCGCTTTAACAGTGGCTTCTGCACCCGGAACGTCATACGGATAAACCGGAGGAAGGCTTTCCTCCATTACCCGCGCTAGAATCTTAAACTCAGTCTTCATTGCATAATGTAAACGCTTATGGATTGCGCTCATTACACGACTGCCCTGCTCCAATAACGCAACAGTAGTACCGACAGCCGCGTTTTGGTTGCCATCACCAACCTTCATGTCAGTTATCGTGGCAAAACGCTGCGCCGCATCTACTACAAAGCCTAAAAGTTGGTATAGCGTTTGATCTGGGCCTTTGAACGGTAACGGCATCAAGCTGTCACGTATTTGACCACCCGGCGCGTCTACATCTCTAAATTCACCCGGCTGTAGCGGGGTATCATCGTCCCTGATCCGCAGGCCGCGTGCCTTAAAGCCCGCAGGAAGGTTAGATAACGTACCCGCATCAATCAATTGCCGCAGTGCAGCAGTCGCGGTGCGCGATAAACCACCGATAGTATGGATCAAACCTAAGCCGTAGAAGCCAAAACCCGGAAGAAACTTGTAGTGAACAAAGTACTGAATCTTAGTAGTTAACGGGTCATCTTCCTGATAATTACGTCGAATAGATAAAACTTTGTTGTTTTCTTCACTAATAGTGACGATATACGGCACTTTAATGCCTGTTTCTTCACCATCCTCGTCTTGATGCTCATAGCCCGGTAGGTCTAAGTCCGCGTGGAACTCTAACAAAGTGCAGTCGTAGTCCACATTAGAGGAACTCATGCCGTCTATGTAGTCCGTTTCTTCTGAAATGCTAGAAGTGCCTTGCTGTGACGGTAAAACAGCAACGTCTCTATAGAAACCGCTTACCTGCTGCTTGCGCAAATCGTTTAAAGAAGTACGAACAACGTGTGTTACACACGGGCAAGTCAACAAATCGGTTGTTTCATACGGGACAACAAGGTATTCCGCCGGTACAAACTTACTTACTGGACGGCCAAGCGTGTCATCAAAGTAAACCTTCTTAAACGTACTGCCTGCCAAGGGCAG